TTCGTTCGACATGTCGGCGATTTTCTTCCTTACCACTCACAGTTAAGACAAACACTTTTGCATCATGGTTTTCCATGATCCATTCGATGTCCGCTGACCGGAAGAAACGATCCCCCTCGACCATAATATTTGTGTGTTTTGGGGCTTCTTGATCTATGAAATCACGGAACTTTAGAATGGTTCCGTAGGATAATTTATCAGTTCCCCCAAATGTCTCATTCTCTGGATACTGACCAATGACAAGGACATTACCCCGTTTCTCGCAGGGGAACAATTTCATTGGTGTGATGTATTCGGGCGATCCCAATTCATTAAGAATATTTCGAGTTAATGTTGATTTTCCTGAGCAGGGAATCCCGCCGATAAATATGATCATCTAAATATCGTCGGTTCTTTTTTTGGGTGATAAAATCTTCCGTCACCGTAGTCACCGATATTAGAAAATGTCTACACATTAAAGAAATCCATAGGTTTCTCGCAGGTGACGATCTCTTAATTTTCTTCTGGCAATCTGACGCAGAATGATTCACCATAAGTTTCACACGGGAAACTTTTTGGAGATTGTCCTATGAGTATGACGTTAGTCGTTGGACGGGAGAACCAACTTACCCTTGATGAGCACGTTCAGAGGCTTCTGGACGCACGAACCAAAATGCGTGACGGTTTGTGGGATTTTATCGATGCGCTCAAAGACGCATATGATCAGTTGCCTCCCAATACATTCCAGAACGAGTTAGGAATCCGACTTGAGATGAGAAAATCCACCCTGAGCAAATGGATTGCAATCGGGGCGTCAGATTACATCCTGAGTAAGCGAGATAATCTCCCTCCAACATTCACCAGCCTCTACGTCCTTACGCTCATCGAGAAAAAGTATCTCCAGCATTATGGACAAAAGTGCTTTCCGATAATGGATCGCCTGATTAAGTCAGGACAGGTCACGCCTCGTTCGGAGCGTAGTGACCTTGAAATCATTTTGCAGGAGATCACGCAGCGAATACGACAAGACGATCAGCTCAGAAGACAAGCAGCAATCATGTCTCTTTCGGGCGGAAGATTTTCACCGGATCGACCAGCGGAAACACTACCTGAGTATTTGGAAGACAAAACCAGATTCCGTTCTTTCGTTGTCATTCCATCAGAGGCCCAGATGAGGAAGTGGGGTGATAATGGATATTTTGCGAGTGATATCGCTGACGAGTTTCCACTGCACGATCTTCGGGCACCCTCAATGGCAGAAACTTTGACCTGCCTGATCAAGGTCAAAATGAGGGATATAGAGACAGGCATCAAACTGATCAATGCATGGGGATTCTCCTATCGTGATACCATCGTGCCTCCCACTTCCAATGACCGATGCACGGTTCTTGTTGACGAATATGTGTTGGTACGAGGTGAGCGTGGTCAGGGAAAACGAATAACTACCAAAGCCTGTCTCTCGTTTGATACGGATGACATTTTAGAGTTTGCAGAACAGAACTCTTCTGAACCTAATCTTCTAGTATTCGATACAACTGGACGCACAGATTGGTCGTGCCTGTCTGCAACCACATGACCCATCCATATACGCTCACACACATGAACGAACTTTCGGAGAAGAACCTCTTTTCTGTAATTTCTACATTTGCAGGAGGTGGCGGAAGTTCGATTGGATACAAACTTGCAGGGGGGAAAATTGCTCTCGCAAATGAAATCGATCCCGATGCTGTATCCACCTATAAACGCAATCACCCAAAGACCAGAATGATCGCTGATGACATCAAGAACCTTACCGATCAACAGATAGATTTAGACGATATAGACATTCTGGATGGTTCGCCTCCCTGCATCACGTTCTCTGTCGCAAGAGCAAAGAAAAGGGAACATGAGGAAGAGGGCAAAACAGAAAATCTGGTTCTGGATTATGTCAGGCTTGCATTAGAACTCCGTCCAAAAATCTGCGTGATTGAGAATGTTCAGCAGTTCAAGTCTGCACCTGTCTTCGATGCGGCGATTAAGGGACTACATGACGGTGGATATATAACCGCTCACAAGGTCCTGAACTCCGTCGATTTCGGAGTGCCACAACAACGAAAAAGATTGTTCGTTTTGGGTATCCGAAGCGATATCGCATTAAAAGTTGGTCTGAAGAAGGAAGGCGATCTGGATCAACTTTTTCCAGTAGGTCAGTCTGATGCAAACACAACCGTGCAAGATGCCCTTGACGGTATTTCAGTGTCCCCAGAGGAGAGAGATTTCCTCCTCTCCTCTATGAGGCGCTCATCGCATTACGAAGTCTTGAAGGCGATACCCAAGAACCCAGCCAAGAAAACTAGAATGTCGATGCTCGATAAGGATTGGCAATCGGACTTCTCGTTGGATCGAGCAAGTTGGTTTCATCCTTGCCCGACAATCACCTCTTTGGGACAGCAAGTTGGTCAGGGAGGCATATGTCATCCAGAAGAAGACAGACTGTTCACGATAAATGAATTGAGCAGATTGATGGGTCTACCAGACGATTATGCTCTATCTGGAACTTATAACCAGAAAGCAAAAACCATTGGAAATATGGTTGCACCGATCATGATGCAGGCGCTCGCAAAATCGTTATTTGAAAAGGTCATTCTGCCATCGAGAAGAAATGCAGGAACAAAATATATCACCGCCAAGACTGATTACGGCGAGAAGGAAACATTACGTCAGTGGAAAGGGAAGTTTCTGGAAGACGCTGATCTGGACGAAATAATTCATATCAAAAAGGACACTGTAATATTACGTCCAGATGCTCTTCTTGAGGGTGCTGGAGTTCCGATTGCATATGTGATTACGAATGCTTTTCCCGACGACTCTATGCGTGAAGTGCTCTCTGGGATTGATGGTAGTTCAGTCATGAGAGCGAACTGCGCTGGTCGTATTGACCCCGTGCAAATGGCTGCGAGGGGATTAATCGAGGGCGAACACTACAAACTCCGTACTCCAAACTCATACTATAAGCGCAACAAGAATGGTGGATGGGGGATGATTGCAGTCGCCAACGAAATCAACTCAGTCATGATTGGCGCAAAACGTGGTCGCTTCACAGGAAAGGTGAATATCTCTAATCCCGACCTATGGAAAGCGTTGAAGAACCTGTGTGTTGATGTTGAACGGGCGTTTCAGAAGGCTGCACCTGAAATTTACACACGACAAAGACAGTTTGCAGAGGAATCGATCTTACCGAAACACCGTCACGGTATGATCACTACCCTAAGTGCGAATAGGTACAGTGCAGACCAGAGTAAGGCGATGTCTGTTCACAGTGATGGTAAGGATGTTGAATACACTACTATGTCCTGCCATCGTGATGGAGATTACGAGGGTGCATATCTTGCGTTTCCACGATGGGGCATAGGAATTGATCTACCCGACAACAGCGTTTGCATTGCGGATTCCAAGTCCCTGCATTGCGTCACCCCTATTCGGGGGGATGGGCAGAGGTTCACAACGGTCTGTTACACAGATTTATCAACAGCGACCATTGGGGATTTGGGTAAACCAGAGCGGTTGATTGGTAGATTTGCAAAGAAGGAACTGGAGGTAAGGTTGCAAACCGATGGAACAGACGTTTTATCGGGTATGATCTAAAGGAATATGGAAACTGAGGACCAAAATGTCAGATGACCTATTCAAGAAAGCATTTTCGAAAGTCTCCGAGAAGGAACGACAACGAAAGTCGAAGACCAACAAAAAGGATAAGATACGACGAGAACGCACTGAGGAAATCAGAGAAAACGTAGAGAGTGTGATCTCGCAGATACCTTCTGTGTTCGAAGTATCACGTGTGAGTTTTCACAACTCGGCAGATTTTATGGTGACTATCCCGAGGGATAAAACTCATTTGTATGTGTCTGTTAAATATGAACCCACAGACAGTATTGCGAGGACTATGGTACTCGAAAAAGGGTTGGATGAATATCGGTCATTGAGATATTGGAGCTCTATCCTCTCGGTCAATATTTCTAATCTGCCAACCCCCCCGAGTGTGAACAGTGGTTGGGTATTACGAGATCAGTCAATCGAGTGGATGGCTTCTGAACTTGGAAGAATACTCGCTGAGGAATACGAGGGTCACAGGGGTTTCTATAAGAGGATGGAAGACGGTTTATGAGGTGTTCCAAAAGTCCCTCTGAAATCTAGATTCGAGAACGGGAGGAATCTGGGATTCTTGGATACCCGATATCGATCCAAATCAGGTGTTCCAAAGGAAATAGTTTAGGAACAATCTAGTCATCGAACCCTCCCGTCGTTAACGTGCTGACAAGGGACGAAGACGGACACCCAAGGGATTTTTGACGAGAGGTTTTGATTTGAGTGACAAGTCGGAAAATATACTGATCGGCTACACCAAATGGATTCTCAAATGGTTTGCCATTGTCTGTGTTGTGATCGGTGTGGGGATTGGGGGGTGGTTTGGATATATGGAATATCAAAACCAGATCGTTCCAATGATCGCCATCGAATGTGAAGATGAGAAGGGT